GCCGGCGGCGTCATGACGCAAAACGAGGTCCGCCTGACGCTCGGCCTGAAGCCGCTGCCCGGCGGCGACGTGCTTCTCTCGCCGCTGAACATGGGCCAGGCCGGCAGCCACGCCACCGGCGTCGCGCCGCCCGGCGCGGGCCGGCCGGAGCAGGGGAGCGCGGAGGAGCAGACGCCGGAAGCGCGGCAGTCGGCAGTCGGCAGTCGGCAGTAGGGGGGCGTGGCGAATGGGGAGTGGCGAATTGCATTACGAAGGCCCGAAGATCGAAAAAGACGGGCACGGCATCCGGCCTACGACGCCGCGGCCGACGAAATCCAGCATTTTCCCCAAATTCGACGTCGAAACGCGCGCGCCCTCGACGCTTCCTTACAAGCCGCTCTACGTCGATTCCGGCGGCGACGACCTCACCGTCAACAATGCGTTGCGCCACGAATATCGAGTGCTGACGGCGCCCGAGAAGGATCTCATGCGCGCGCTGAAGGACAAGGGCGCGGAGTTCCTGGCGCTGCTGGAATTGCGGCCCCCGAGCGACGAGCTGTGGATCGCGCGCACCAGGCTCGAAGAGGCGGTGATGTGGGCCGTCAAGGATGTGACGAGGTAACATGGCCAAAACCGCCGTCCGACAAGCCGAGCCCGAAGCCGCGCCGGACGCGGTCGCGTGGCCGGGAACCCACCAGGAAATTCAAAACGCGCTGCTCGACGTCGTCGAGGCCCGGAATCGCGTGGCCGGTTTCGACGCGGACATCCGAAGGCGGCGCGACGAGCTGGCGTTGCTCGAAAACCAACGCGCCGAAAGCGCCGGCAGGGTGGCCGACAAGATCCGCGCGCTGAAGGCCATCGCCGCCGGCGCCGACGTTCTCGCCGCGCTTTCGGCGGTCTGACATGCGCCGCTTCCTCAGCCCCGACGAGCTGACCGCCGATCTCGCCACGCGCGACGCGGTCGCCAGCGCCGGGTTCAGCCTGAGCCCTTCGGCGGACTCCGGGGGCCTCGAGGACCGCTGCATTTCCTATCGCTTTTCCGACGCCAGCGTCGGGCGCGACATGCACACGATTCAAGCCGACGCCTGGGACATTGCGAATTTCGAGCGCAACCCGGTCTTTCTCTGGGCGCATCAAGACGACGAGCTGCCGGTCGGCCGCGTCGAGAACCTGCGCACCGCGGGCGGTCAATTGCTCGGCCAGGTGCGCTACGCCGACCATCCTTTTGCCGACACGGTCTATCGTCTCGTCAAGGGCGGCTTTCTCAACGCCACCTCGACCGGGTGGCTGCCCCAGCAATGGAAAGCCGCCAACGACCGCGCCCGCCCCGGCGGCCTGGATTTCACCCGGGTCGAGCTGCTCGAAATCAGCCAGGTTCCCGTGCCCGCGCTTCCCACGGCGCTGGTCACCGCGCGCAAGGCCGGCATCGACACGCGGCCGCTGGTGAGCTGGGCCGAACGCCTGCTCGACGTGCAGAATTTCGCGGTTTTGCCACGCGGAGAACTGGAAGCGCTGCGCAAGGCGGCCGCCGAGCCGGCGCGGCGCCGAAAACCCGCGCCGAATCCGTCCCCCGTTCCGAAGGCCGACCCGATGAAAACTGTAACCGAGCTTCCCGCCGCCCCCAAGCGCGACCCTTCCTCCCTGATCCGCATGGCGCTCGCGCGCGGCCTCGGCCATGTCGCGGAGATGGCGGCCCATCTGCGCAGCCTCGAGGACCTGCACGACCGCATGGTCGACGAGGCCGACACCGAGGGCGACGGCTCGCCCAATCCGGAAAAAATGCGCGTCTGGCTCGACGACGGCCACGACATGCTGCGCGCGATGTGCGGCGAGGAAACCCAAGAATACAAGGACGGAACCCAGGCGCCCGAGAACGCCTATTATTGGTCCGCCGCGACGCTCGAGGCGGCCGTCGCCCGCGCGCTCGACGCTCGCGGCCTCGGCGTGAGTTCATCGAACGGCCGCAAGGGCGCCAAGCATTCCGCCGAAACCATCCGCTGCATGCGCGCCATCAAAACGCATGTCCGCAAGGCCCACGACCAGCTCGCCGAACTGCTGAGCGACGACGATTCGATCGGCGACGAGGGCGACGATCCCGACGCGGACGACGAAAACGCGCGGGCGGCCCGCAAGGCCAAGGCCGAAGCTCTCAAGGCGAAACTCGTCGCCTGACCGAATTCGCCGGCGCGCTTGACGCCGGCGCGCAGAGGAAGCCCGCTGAGGGTAGCTCAATCGGTAGAGCGCGTCCCTTCGCGGACGAGGCCGATCGTTCGAATCGATCCCATTCGGCAGGTTTCCTCGCCCCCATTCCCTTCGGGGATAAGCCCAAACCGCCCTTTGGCAAGGCAGCCCGCCGCGTCGCGAGACGCCGCATTCCCCGCGCCGCGCGTCGTGACGACGCCCGGCCTGAAGGAGCCAAACATGCAGAAGCTCTCCGAGCTGAAGCGCGAACTCGGCGCGCTTTCCGCAAAATTCGACCTCGCGGTCGACGATCCGAAGGAATTCGCCCGCCTCGAGGGCGAAATCGGCGAATTGCAGGCCCGCATCGGCCGCGCCGAGACGGCGCAAAAGCTACAGATGAGCCTGGCGCGTCCCGCCGGCGAGACGCGCGGCATTCGCGACAAGATCGACGAATTCGCCGGCGACGACGGCTCGACGATCACGCTGTCGACGCTGACCCGTGAATTCAGCGCGCTCAGCCGCCGCGCCGGCGACCGCGCCAATTTCGACGACGCGCTCTCCATCGCCCGCCGGCATCTGGGCTTCCGGCCGCACGCGGACTCGCATTTCCGCAGCCTCGGCGAGCAGCTCCAGTCGATCGCCCGCTATTACCTCACCAAGGGCACGCAACAGGATAGCCGGCTCGTCCGCGCCCCCACCGGCGCCGGCGAAGTCGATCCGACCGGCGGCGGCTTTCTCGTCCAGACCGATTTCTCGGCGTCCGTGTTCATGCTCGCCCACGACATGGGCGACATTCTGAGCCGGGTGAACAAACTGCCGATCTCCGCCAACGCCAACGGCTTGAAAATCCCCGGCGTCGACGAAACCAGCCGCGCCAACGGATCGCGTTGGGGCGGCGTGACGTCGAACTGGGCGGCCGAAGGCGTCGCGGGCGTGGAATCGCGCCCGAAGTTCCGCCTGATCGAATTCGACCTGAAGAAGCTCATCTCGAAGATGACGGCGACCGACGAATTGCTCGCCGACGCGCCGCTGCTCGCCAGCATCGCCTCCCAAGCCTTCGCGGAGGAAGTGACCTTCCGCACCGAGGACGCCATCTTCCGCGGCACCGGCGCCGGCCAGCCGTTCGGCATCATCAACAGCCCGGCGCTGATCAGCGTCGCCAAGCAGAACGGCCAGGCGACCGGAACCATCGTTCGCGAAAACATCGACAATCTCTGGGCGCGGCTGTTGCCTCGCAGCTTGAAGAATTGCGTCTGGTTGATCAACCAGGACGCCTGGCCGAACCTCAACCAGCTCAACCAGGCGGTGGGCACCGGCGGCGCGCTCGTCTATCTGCCGCCCGGCGGCCTTTCCGCGTCGCCCTATTCGACGCTGTACGGCCGCCCGGTGATCAGCAACGAATACAGCTCGGCGCTCGGCGCGCCCGGCGACATCATGCTGGTCGATCTCGGCATGTACACGCTGATCGACAAAGGCGGGGTCCAGTTCGCGACCAGCATGCACGTCGCGTTCGACACCGACGAAATGCGCTTCCGCATCACCTACCGGGTCGACGGCCAGCCCATGCTGCCCGCGCCGATCACGCCCTACCAGGGCACGCTGACCAAGTCGTTCGCGGCGGTCATCGTGCAGCGTTGACGGCCCGCTCGTCCCGATCCCCCTCGTCCCGCCCCTCGTCCTGAGCCTGTCGAAGGACCGCCCCAGGGCTTCTCGCTCTCATCTCCAGGAGGCCGCCATGGCCGATCAATTCTCGCTCGTCTACCAGGCGCCGCCCGTGGCGCTGCTCGCTCCGGCCGCCGACGCGGCCGGCCGCACGTCGTCCTATCGTTCGTTGAAAAACGCCCACAAGGCCTATGTCGTCTGCCATATCAACCAGGGCAACGCCGCGACCGTGGCGCTGACGCTGCTGCAGGGGCAGGACGTCACCGGCACGGGCTCGAAAGTGCTGACCAGCAACGTCCCGATCTGGTTCCAGTCCAACACCGCGACCACCGATCTCAACGTTTCGCAGACCGCGGCGGCGAATTTCACTACGGACGCTGGGACCAACGACAAGATCGTGATCTTCGAGATTCTGCCCGAAACCGCGCTCGACGTCGCCAACGGTTTCAAGACCATCGCGGTGCAGACCGCCACCAGCAACGCCGCCAACATCACCGAGGCCTTGCTGATCGTCGCCGAGCGCTACCAGGGCCAGAGCCAACTCTCGACCTACTCATAAGCGCGCCGCGAAGCGGTAGCGGCCGACGCCGCTCACCGCGGATCGAGCGCCGCCATTCCACGCCAGCGGAGTCCCCATGACCACGCGCGAAACCTACCGCTCCTATGTCCAGTACGGCGTCGAGGACCTGACCCAGGAAACCGTCTATTCCGGCGCGCCCTGGCAGTTTTCCGACGATTTCGTCGGCGCGGGCCATGGCGCCGGCGTGCCGGCGGCCGGCTCGCCGTCCGCGGGTTACCCTTGGGTGAAAAAAATCGTCGGCGCCGGACCGCCGACGGTCGGCATTCCCGCCGGCGTCGTGCCGGGCGGATTGATGGCCTGCACGTTGCTTTCCACCTCGGAGGCGGAGGAGGCCAGCCTCTATTTCAACGATTCGCTGCAGATCGACACGACCAGGAACGGCTGCTGGGAATGGCGATCGTTGCTCAGCGTCGCGCCCAGCGCCGCCGGCGTCCAGGCTTTTCTCGGCCTCGGCACGGCCTGGGTCGGCGGCCCGCTCAACCTCGCCCGCTACATGGGCTTCCTCTGGAACGGCTCCGGCGCGCTGTCCGTCGTCGCCAAGGACGGCGCGGGCAACACCGAGTCGAGCGCCGCCCCCCCGATCGGCGGCTCGGCGATCACCACCGACACGACGACCCAGCATTACTATCGGATTTCCTGGGAAAACCAGGCCGATATCGCGTTCTTCGTCGACGGCAACCGCGTCAACGCGGTCGGCTCCGTGCCCTGGGCGCCCACGGGCACGAACGGCGTCTTCCAGCCCTGGCACACCGTCTACAAGCCCAGCGGAACCGGCGTCGCGACGCTCACCATGGACAAGACCGAAGGTTTCAACGGCCGGTGATCCGCATCGTCCGTCCGTTTCATTCGCCCATGACGAGAGGCCCCGATGCCGGTCCTGAACACCATCCCCGCGACGATCGCCGCGAGCGGCAGCCTCAGCGGCGAAGCGGACCTGTATCCCGGCATTCTGGTCGGCGTCTGGATGCCGGCGGTCTGGACCGCCGCCAGCATCACCTTCCAGACGCTCTCGCCTGACGGGTCGACCTGGCTAGAACTCTACACCTATCCCGGCGCCGAAGTGACGCTCACCGTCGCCGCCGGCCAATTCATCGCGGTCGACCCGACGCAATGGAAGGGAATCACCGCCGTCAAGGTGCGCTCCGGAACCGCCGCGAGCCCCGTCGCCCAGAGCGCCCAAGCGATCGTCAATCTGGTCACGCGGCAGATGGTGGCGTGAGCGGATGCGTGATCGCCGTTTCGTCTCCACGGTCGTCGGGCCAGCCGCGTCCTATGCGCTCGTCGATCTCAACACGCTGAAAACCTATCTCGGCCTCACCGGCACGCTGATCGACGCGGTGCTGACGCTGTGGGTGAATGCGGCGAGCGCGGCGGCGGCGAAATTCTGCAATCAGCCCTTCGTGGTCGAGACGCTGCAGGACCAGTTCTGGCCCGCCAAGGACGGCATGCCCTGGACGGTGCGCGACCGGCCGGATTCGCTGCTGCTGAAACGCGGCCCCGTCACCAACTCGCCGAGCCCGTCGCTGACCCGGCCGCCCGTCGCGCCGACGCTGACCTATGCCGCCGGCGGCGCGCTCGCGGCGCGGACCTATTACGCGCGGCTGACCTATGTGACGGCCTCGGGCGAAACCGCCGCCGGGCTCGAAACAAGGCTCGTCATTCCCGCGAGCAACCTCGTCGCGATCGCCGCGCCCGGGCCAGATTATTACGCGCTCGCGACCTCGTATAACGTCTACGTCGGAACAAGCTCGGGCGGCGAGACGCTGCAGGCCAGCGGCCTCGGCCTGACGACCGCCTGGACCGAACCCTCGACCGGCCTCGTCGCCGGCGCCGCGATGCCGGCCTACGCGCTCGTCGTCGAGGCCCATGGCGGCCCGCTCGACGTTCCGCCGTCGTACACATCCACGTCGGGCGCGCCGACGCCGCTGGCGGAAAGCGTCGATTTCCTGATCGACGCCGGCGAGAGCGCGGTCGTCGCCGAGATTTACCGCCTCGACCACAACGGCAACCCGAAGGGCTGGCGCGGCCGTTGGATTTCCGCGCTCTACACGGCCGGTTTCGCCACCGTCCCCGACGACGTCGTCGAGGTCGTGACCGAAATGGTGAAACAGCGCTATTTCGCCCAAAACCGCGATCCGATGGCGCGTTCGATCGACGTCTCGGGCGTGATCAACACGTCCTATTGGTTCGGGCAAGGGCCGGGCAGCGACACCGACATGCCGCCGCACATCCAGGCCAAGCTGGAGCGCTACAGGGTTCCGGTCATTGGCTGAGAAGCAAACGATGAAGCGCGGCGCTTGCTGGATCGACTTGGACTTCCTGCCGCAAGCGCTGACCATGCTCGCGCGCGCGGGCCTCAAGTGTGTCGCGATCATATCCGACCCTTGGGACCCAAGGGCGCTCGTCGCGATTGACGGCGACCTTCTTCCGCCGGAATGCGAAGGCAATCGCCGTTTCGTTCTGCCGAAATTCGTACGCGAGACGCAGCCGGACAATTCCTTTGCGGATCGGCTCGACACAATCGAACTCTTGGCCGAAAGCCCCCGCGAGGCATTGCGTCAGATCCTCGACCGATGGCCGATCGCGCCGCCGGGTTCCCCAATCGCCCATTGCGGCGGTCCATGACCGACCCCGCCGCCCAGGCCGCCTATTTCAACGCGCTGCGCGTGCGCGGAATCGCCCTGACGTTGCAGCGGGTTTCCGGCTTCGCGCCGAACGTGACGATCGTCTCCTCGGTCGCGCTGTCCGGCTTCGTCCTCAACGTGACCCCCAACGGATCGGCCAATGCGCAAACCGGCCTCGGCGCGGTGGCGACCGGCGACCCGAGCCAGAACGACCGCCTCGTGATCGTCATGGCTCAGGACCTGAGCAATTCCGGCTTTGCGCTGCCTGTCGTCAAGGGCGACCAGATCGTGCTGCCCGATTCCGCCGAGATCCTCAACGTCACCCGCGTCGACCCCTACAAGCGCGCCTTCGCCGGCGCGGTGGAGATTCTGACGACGGGCGTTTCGTAACGCCAGGACCTCATGCCCCTAACCTTCGAAGTCGACCCGCAAACCGCTTTCGCGACGATCGAGGGCGCGCCGCAAAAGGTCATCGACCGCTTCGCCGAGGCGCTGCGGCCGATCGAGCAGGCGATGGTCGACGACGCGCGCGCGCGGGCGGTGGCGCATTTCCATTCGGTCGGGGCCAAGCCCGGGCTCTATCTCGCGGGTTTCAGCGGCGGCGTCACGGAAAAGCACGGCTCGGTCATCGGCTGGGTCGGCAATTCCAACCCGCTCGCGCATCTGCTGGAGAAGGGGTTCACGATTTCGGATTTGATGATTTACGCGCGCAACGCCGAGGTCATGAAATTCGCCGCCGCCGGCGTCGGCGATCTCTACCGCAAGGCGGTGCATCGCCACGCGACCCAGGTAAGGCCCTATCCCGCGATCCTGCCCGCGTTTCAGGCCAAAGAGGGCGAGATCATGGACGCGGCCGAGCGCGCGGTCGAGGGGCTTTAGCGAATGGCCACCCGCGAGGCCGTCCTGGCGGCCCTGCTCGCCGCCGTCGAGGCCCAGAGCTTCTTTGCCACCACCGGCCGGCGCGCCCGCGATCCCAGCGTCATCGGCCCGACGCTCAGCCCGGCGTGTTTTCTCGTGCGCTCGGGCGAGACGGTTCGGCGCAACAGCCCGAGCGCGCCGCGCATCACTACAATTCACGTTT